AGGTTACTGGGACTTTAGAGAGTTTGGTGGTATACCAGCAGATAAATCTAGTAATAGTAATGAAAGTGATGTTAATTTTGTTGTACCGGGTGCCGCTGACTCTGGTAATATGTACACAGTTATTGCAGAATTCCAAAAAATCTATTAATAATGATTAGGAGGTCTTCGATGCCGAAACAATTAACAGGTCGTCAAAAAAAGACGATGAAAAAGCACTCTAAACATCATACAAAAAAGCATATGGCTTCTATGACAAAAGCTATGAAAAAAGGTAAAACTTTTACACAAGCTCATAAGAAGGCAATGAAAAAAGTAGGTAGGTAATGGCAACGTCCGGAACTAATACTTTTGATTTAGATGTAGATCAGCTCATAGAAGAAGCATTTGAAAGATGTGGAATTAATTCTAGATCTGGTTACGATTTAAAAAGTGCAAGACGTTCACTTAATATTATGTTGGCTGAATGGGCTAACAGAGGTATTAATCTTTGGACGGTTGAGCTTCGTACAAAAACATTAACAGCAAGTACAACTAGTTATACTTTAGATTCAGATTTAGTTGACATACTAGAGGCTGTTTTATTTACAACAACAGATACAACAACAGATGTAGAAGTTGATCGTATTAGCCGTGCTGAATATTTAAACATTTCTAAAAAAACAACAGAGGGTACACCTGTACAATATTTCTTAGAGAGAGGAGCTTCAACTCCAACATTATATTTATATCCAACACCAGATGGTGCACACACATTTAAATATTATGGTCTAACTAAAATACAGGATGCTGGTGATTATAATGATCAACTAGAAGTGCCAACAAGATTTATACCTTGTTTGTCTTCTGGGCTTGCTTATTATATGTCAGTAAAAAAAGCACCAGAGAGAACACCTTTACTAAAACAATTGTATGAAGAAGAGTGGCAACGTGCTTCAGAAGAAGATAGACCACGTTCTAGTTTCTTTGCTACACCAGAGAGAGGTTATATCTAATGGCACACGCGTCCGGTAAATATGCAAAAGCAATATCTGATCGTAGTGGATTAGAATTTTCTTACAATGAAATGGTCAAAGAATGGAATGGTTCTTTAGTACATAAGTCTGAGTTTGAAGCTAAACACCCACAACTGGAAAGACAAAAACATAGACCAGATGCACAAAGTTTAAAAGATGCACGTCCCGCGCGCGTAGAACCTTTGACAGTATTTGTTGGGGGAGCAGGATTTTTTGATTACGATGATTCTATGAAACCAGCAAGCAATAATAAAAAACCATTAGTTGTATCATCTATTGGTACAGTATCAGTGAGTATATCATAATGGCAGTTACATATTCAGAATTAACACAACAAATTTTAGATTACACAGAAGTTAGTACAGATGTATTAACAGCTACAAGAACAAATGATTTTATAGAACATGCTGAAAATAGAATATTTAGAGATGTAGATTTAGATGTATTTAAATCTCATCAAACAGCAAACCTTGTAGCAAGCAGTGCTTTCTTGTCGCTACCGGGTGGAACTACACCTACACCAGAATCTCTTGGTACCATTAGAACAATGCAGATATTTTCTCCTAGTGCTACAACGAGGTCTTTTTTAGAACAACGAGATATTAGTTATATGAACGAATATTGGCCAGATCGAACAGCAACAGGAACTCCTCGTTATTGGGCGTGGTGGGACCACAACACAATTTATGTTGCGCCTACGCCAGATTTAGCTTATAACGTTGAATTAGGAATTACTAGATTACCAACAAGACTGTCTAGTTCAAATACAACCTCTTGGTTGGGTAATAATGCTCCGGCACTATTGCTTTATGGATGTCTTGCAGAAGCCTTCAAATTTTTGAAGGGACCAGCGGAAATGCTGCAATTATATGAACAATCATATCAACGTGCCCTTCAAGAGCTAGTTATAGAACAGCAAGGAAGACACCGAAGAGATGAGTATATGCACGGAGCGTTAAGAACTCCTTTGCAATCACAGAACCCATAGGAGGATAAAACATGGCAATAACTCAAGCTGTATGCACAAGTTTTAAACAAGAATTGCTAATAGGTACGCATAATTTTACAGCTACTACCGGTGATACTTTTAAAATAGCACTTTATACAAGCTCAGCTTCACTAGACGCAACCACAACTGCTTATTCAAGTTCTAACGAGGTATCAAACTCTGGAACATACACAGCAACAGGCGGAACGCTTACGAGCGTAACTCCAACTACAAGTGGTACTACTGCAATTTGTGATTTTTCTGATATATCTTTTACATCAGCAACTATCACCGCAAGAGGCGCATTAATCTATAATAGCACAGACTCAAATAAAGCTGTAGCTGTATTAGATTTTGGTGGAGACAAGACATCTACTAGTGGAACATTTACTATTCAGTTTCCAACAGCAGATGCGAGTGACGCAATACTAAGATTAGCCTAGGAGATTAAATGGCATTAGTCATTAATGATCGTGTAAAAGAAACCACGACAACCACAGGAACAGGAGCAGTTTCTCTTGCTGGTGCTGTTACAGGTTTTGAAACTTTTGCTGCTGGTATAGGTAATAGTAATACGACGTATTATGTTATTGCTCATCAAACAGCCGCAGAATTTGAAGTAGGACTTGGTACACTAGATGGCGATAGTTCTGATTTAACACGTACAACAGTTATATCTTCTTCTAATAGTGATAGTGCTGTTGATTTTGCAGCAGGAACAAAAGATGTTTTCTGTACAATGCCAGCAAGTAAGTTGGTGTTTGAAGATGCTAGTTCCGATGTAACTTTACCAAACGATCTTATTTTAGGATCAGATTCATCCGTATTAAAATTTGGTGCTGACTCTGACACAACTTTAACACATACTGATGGAACAGGTTTAACTTTAAACAGTACTAACAAACTTCTTTTTAGAGATTCTGCTTTATATATTAATTCATCTACTGATGGACAATTAGATATAGTTGCAGATACAGAAGTACAAATAGCAGCTACAACAATAGACATCAACGGTGCAGTTGCACTTAATGGTGCCATTACTGGTGCTACTAATATTACTTTATCTGGTGAACTAGATGCAGCAACATTAGATATATCTGGCGATGCTGATATCGATGGTACTCTTGAAGCAGATGCTATTACTATAAATGGTGCAACTTTAGCAGAAACAATTTCTGATACAGTTGGAGACATGGTAAGCTCTAACACAGAAACAGGAATTACTGTAACTTATCAAGATGCTGATAATACTTTAGATTTTGCTCTTGGTGCAGCACAAACAACAATTACATCTTTACTTGCAACAGATATTAAAATTGGTGAAGATGATCAAACAAAAATAGATTTTGAAACTGCTGACACAATTAATTTTTATGCAGGAAATGAAAAACAATTAATACTTACAGACGGTGCTTTAACGCCGGGTGCTGATAATATCTTAGACCTTGGTAGTGCTAGTGTGGAATTTAAAGATGCATTTTTTGATGGCACTGTAACAGCGGATGCTTTTGCAGGTCCTTTAACTGGTGATGTCACTGGTAACGTATCTGGAACTGCGGCTACAGTAACTACTGCGGCTCAATCAAATATTACTTCTTTAGGAACACTAACTACACTTACTGTTGATAATGTAATTGTTAACGGAACAACAATAGGTCACACTGATGATACAGATTTAATTACTTTAGCAGATGGTATTGCAACTGTTGCAGGTGAAATATCTGTAACTACTTTAGATATAGGTGGCACAAATGTAGCAGCAACTGCTGCTGAATTAAACATTATGGATGGTGGTACGTCTGCAACATCAACGACTTTAGCAGATGCAGATAGATTAGTAACAAATGATAATGGAACGATGGTGCAGGTAGCACTATCTGATGTAAAAACGTATTTAACGAGTGCAGGATTTTCAACAGAGGACCCAACGGCCCTTGCAATCGCGCTTGGCTGATATTATAATAGGAGGATAAATGGCTAATACTTTTAAAGTTGTAACTAAAGCAGGAGTAACTAGTGCTGATGTTATCTATACCGTTGCAGGTTCTACAACTACAGTAGTTCTTGGAATGA